CGCGCCTTTGGCTGGCACGTTCGGGTTGTCGGCGAACAGCGCGCCCTGGGCCTTGCCCATCAGGTTTTCCATCTGCTGCGGCGTCATCCACTCGGCGCCGTTCTTTAGATCGAGTCCCGACCGGCCTACGTGGAACGCGCCCGTGTCGGGGTTGTAGCCGTCCGCGAAGTAGTAGTGCCCTGGTGTGCTGATGGTGACCGGGTTGCCAGTCTGCGCTTCTTTGGCGATCGCCAGCCAGTCGGGCGCGACGATGTGCGTGTCGACGCCCATGTTCTTGAGCAACTGCTGCTCGCTGGTGATGCCGGCCATGCCGCCCGAGCTCGTCCAGCCCACCTGCTTGGCCAGGTCGGTCGCCTCGCGCAGCGTCGGGTTACGCCCGAATCGCTCGGCGAAGCGAACAGCGGCAGCGGGACCGCACGCCGCGTACGCCTCGTCCGCGGAGAGCTGCTTGTCGCCGAACTGCGACACGTCGGTGTAGCCCAGGTCCGCCGCTCGAGCCTGCGCCGTCGTCACCGGCGACGTGGTTGCGACCGATGGCCCCTTCGGCGCAATGCCGACTGCCTGCAAGCCGGCCTGCACATCGGGCCCGATCCTGTCGCCGATGCCCTTGACGATGCCCAGGTACTCGGGCTCCGCCGCGGTGAAGTAGCCACCCTGGCGCAGCCCGTGGACGAAGCTCGGCAGGTCCTGCGCGTTCACCGCGCCGGGGTAGTGGTTCTTGATCAGGTCCACCCAGGCGTTGACCGCGTCCAGCGGCGTGGCGTAGCTGGCGAACGTCTGGTTCATCTGTGTGCCGCCGTACTCGCCCTCGTGCGTCATCATCGTCGTGCCTGGCTGACCGGGCAGCGCCTTGACGCCGAAGAGCTCGTTGCCCTGCGCCTTGCCGTAGTTCGACTCACTGCCGGCCATCGCCGCCACCCACGTCGGGTCGATACCGAGCTTCGTCGCGGCGTACTGCGCGTACGGCGCGATGCTCCTGGCAAACGCCGACGGCGAGCTCGAGTCGATCGGGCCCATGCCGCTCGGCGCCGCAGCGTTCACGTCCGCTGACTGCGCTGGCTGGCTCACCGCGCCGGTCGTCGCGCCAAGCACGGGCGGCGCGTTCTGGTCACCTGAAGGTGCGCCCAGCACCGGCGAGGGAGCTTGAGCAGGTCTCGCCAGTGACTGGACGCCGCCAGGCTCGCTCGGCGTCGCTGCGCCCAACACCGTCTGGACGTGGTTCTGCAACTGCTGGTTGACGTCCTGCGCGCCGCTGGCGACGTCCTGCGCGTGCTGCAGCAACTGCTGCGTCACCGAGTCCTTGGCTCCGCCGAGCTGCGTCACCGCGCCGCCTACGCCCTGGCCGAGCACCTGGACGGCAGGCTGCGCCTGTTCCTGCGCTGCCTGCGCGACCGCCGCGGCGTGCTGCTGGAGCTCCTGCAGGATGGCGTTCGGGTCGGGTGCCTGCGGCGTCGGGATGAGCGGGACGGGCGCGATAGCCTGTTGTGCACCCTGCACCGCGCTACCCAGGCTCGAGGCATAGTCGCCTAACTGCTGGCTGATCGAGTCGTGCAGGTCGTCGAGAAGCAGCGTGCCGGGCACGGCGTCAGCCCGTCACACCTGGTATCGATGGCGGCAGCGGTTGCCCGTTAGGCCCGAGAATAAGCGGCACTGCTGGTGCCGAAACGGGAGGAGCGCCCACAACGGGACCAGCAACAGGCACCCCAGGCGCCGCGGGTAACGCTGGTTGAATGGGTGGCACTGGTGCTGCTGCTGGCGGCGCCACTGCTGCTGCTGGCACTGGTGGTCCTTGGGGTGCTGCAGCATTAGCCTGCAGGTTCGCCAGCATCTTCTGCGGATCGAGCGTCGGCTGAGCCTCTGGCGTCACGCCCGGCGGCGTGGGCGGCGGCATCGCCACACCGATGCGCTTGGCGACGTCGAGAAACTGCTGCGGGTCGCGGCGTGCTTCGCCCTGTAGCCACTGCCGATCGTTCGCCAGGTACTTCTGGCGGTACAGGTCGTCCAGCTGCGCGTTGCTGACCTGGCCCATGTCCGGGTGGTTCTTGTTGTCGCCAAAGACACCCTGCGCAATGGCGGGCGCGTCGCGGTTCACCTCCGCGGTGATCTCCTGCTGAAGCTGCAGCAGCTCGCTTTGCTTCGGCGACGTCGCCACGCGTTACTTGCCCTTGGGCTCCTTGACGCCGCGCTTCTTGTCCAGCGCCATGTCGCGCTTGCTGCCTGGCTTGATGCCGGCCTTCTTGTCGGCGCGATCGTCCTTGCTGGTCGTGTACTTCGCCATTCATCGACCTCCTGGTGCCGCTGGTCGCTGGGGCCCGAGCGGCATACCGCCCGCCGGCATCGTGCCGCCTGGCTGTTGCGTACCGCCGACGACCTGACCGTAGGCTGGCGGGCCCACGCCCGCGCCATTCGGTGCGGCGGCCAGAGCTCCCAAGTCAGGCACCCCGCCGGCACCGGGACCGCCGCCCTCAAAGACGCCAGGCTGCGGCGTCTGACCAGGCGGGCCACCGGGAGGGAGTCCCGCCTGGACCTGACCGCTGAGCGCGAGTTGCTCCGCCTCTTGCGCCTTCTGCAGGATGTCGCCGCGGCCGGCTTCCATGAACACTTCCGCATCCAGCCACTTCTCGTACGCGGGGCTGGCGCGGATGCGGTCCCTGGCAATGCTGCGGCGGATCTCGTCGGGGTTGTCGCCCAGGTAGCTGACCGCCTCGTCCTTGCCGTACGTGCCCGCGGCGAGCCGCTCGTGCGCGTAGCGCGCCATGATCATTTCGTCGGTCGGCAGCTGCGCCTGGACTTCCCACTTGATTCTCATCGGGCGCTCGAGATCCGACGGCCCGAAGCCGATGAACTCGGCGACCTGCGTGCCAGAACCGACATCCACGCCGCCTGAAAACACCCAGACTTTTTCCTTCGCCCGCTCGCGGATCAGCGTCCAAAGCTTTTCCGTCTGGCCCTTGAGCAGCGACTCGAGCCCATGCCGAACGGGCCCGACCCTGGTACGCGAATAGGAGAGCACCTGTGAGATGGCAAAGCCAGCGCCCTCCATGCCGCTCAGGGTCGTCACCCGCGGGCTCTCGAGATCCCTGATCGCCTGGTCGATCAGGCTCATGTGCTTTTCCAGGGTCGCGGCGTCGGGGTACTGGATGCGCTGCAGCTGCCTGCCCGGCGGCAGATTCAGGATCTCGCCAGGGTGCACCGTCGGGTCCGTCTCTTTGGGCAGGCCATCGTCACCGATCACCGCCGCGGCGGGCGTGTCGCCGTACGTCACCAGCGGACTGAGCAGGTCTCTCGCCACGTACTGGGCATGCATGGCGCGCAGGTACTGGCGGTACTGCACCAGCCACAGCTTCGTTCTGCCGATGCCCCAGCCCACCTTGCGGTTGCGCCACCAGTTCATCGTCAGCCCGGGCGCGTAGTCGTACGGCACGCCGAACGGGTAGCGGTGCTTGAACTGTTTCACGATGTAGCCCGTCTTGTCGCCCTGATGGTTCTGGCCGCAGATGGCGTAGCTGACCCAGGTATCGTCCCAGTGCTCGAGGAAGGTGACCGAGCTCAGGATGTTGCGCGACGCCTCGATCGCGTTCTGACTCTGGCCGAGCTCTTCGGGCACGATGTTGCCCTGCGAGTCTTCGGCGAGGCGGTAGCGCCTGAAGGCCGAGCGCTTCGTCATCTGGCTGACCTCGAGCACCTCGCACAGGTAGCCGTTGCTCCATTGCGGGTAGACGCGCCGCGGGTCGACGTACTGCCACACGAACGGCGGGCCCGCGCGCTTCTTCGCCTCTTCGGTGAGCTTGTCGTAGTTCTGATAGTCCGCGGTCGACGAACTCGAGTCCTTGCTCGGGTCGGGGATGCCGTAGCGTTCGGACCACAGGTCGCTGGCCCACAGGATCTTGGCCCAGCCGCCGCCGTCGTTGAGACACGCGTCGGTGACCTGCGTCATCGTGTCCGAGCCAGGCTCGCGCGTGCCGCACTCCCACAGTGTCTCTTCGGTGAAGTGCTCGAGCTTGCTGGCGACGGTCTGCGCCGTGTCGCCCTCGCCGCCGATGATGCTCAGCTTCGGACGCTCGAGCGTGAGGATCGCTGTCTGTTGGAACGCCTCCTCGGTGATGTCCGGGTCCCGCGGGTCGACGTGCACGAGCACGTAGTCGGTATCGGCCTCGCTCAGCGCCGGCCGGCGCATCTCGCGCTGCTCGCGCACCAGGTCGATGTCGTTGTCCTGCTGCAGGTACAGGTCGCCGAGCTCAGACTGCAGGCTGGTCAGGTAGCTACTGTCGGGTGCCTTGAGCTCCTTCTTGCTGCGATCGACGGCCACGTTGCCGCGAGTGTAACGCTGTCTCAGGCATATGTGTGCTTCACACACATGCTTGCGTCATCGCCTGCCACTGGCCATGAAGCGATAGCTCGAGCGCGCCGGCACAGACACTGACTCGCGCTGGGCGCCGAGGTAGGCCAACCCCAACGCGATGACCGTGTCGTCGTGCTGGCCCTGCGGCGCGCCGTACCTGAGCATGCCACTCGGCAGCACCTGCGCCTCGTAGCCGAGCAGCTCGGCTTCCTGGACCGGGTCGTGCAAGAGCGACACGTCCCCGCGCTCAATGGCGAGCCCGAGCGACTGCACCAGGGCGGCCTTGCTGGCGTTGGTCGCGTCCCACGACCACACCGGCAGCGCCGCTCGGGACTTGCCGAACAATCGCGAGTAGCCCGTTTGGAGGCGTTCGGTGAGCGGGCCGCCCATGCTGTTGTGCTCGGCGACCACCAGCACCGGGCGGTACACCTCACACCATTGGTGCAACCGCTCGGTCTGCAGTTCGTAGTCGATCTCCGAAAATCTATCGAGCGCCACCTGCTCCATGAGCGTGGCGTCGATGACGCTGATAGCGGTGAAGTCGTTGGTGCGGCCCCAGTCCACGCCGATGACGTGCTGGTTGCCGCGCTCCGGACCGCGCTGCTGGAGTCGGGACACCGCGTCAACACCGCGGAACACGCCGCCGCCCTCGAGCTGGAGAAACTCAGCGCGGTACTCCTGCGCCCACGCCCGCTCCGGCAGCTCGTGCTGCGCCGACACCAGCTCGTCGGTGGAGATGAACGGATTCACCGACGTCGGCATCTGCCAACTACTCCAGTCATGCTGGAGCGGGTCCTGGCCCTGCTGGTACAGACTCCAGAAATCATTCAGTCCACGTGGAGTAGACATGAACCACGCACCACCGGCCAGGTCCGTCAATGTCGGGCGGAGTGCCAGCTGCCAGATCTCCAGCAGGTCGTGCACCATCGCCGCCTCGTCGACCACGATCAACCCGTACTTTCGGCCGCGCGCTGGGTTCGGGTCGTCCATGCTCCAGCACTCGAGCGTGCCGCCGGTGATCAACTCCAGGCGGTGGTCCTGCTCCGACTTGATGCGCGTCACTGGCTCGAGTACGGCACGCACCTCGCGCCAGAATTCGGCGAGCAACTTGTACGTTGGCGCGAAGTATCCGGCGGGCATTCCGTGCAGCGAGATGTCGGCGAGAAGGTGTTGAGCGAGCGTCGACTTGCCGGCTCGACGTCCGAGTGCGACCACGTTGAAGCGGCTGGCTTCGTCGAGAATCTGCTGCTGCGCCGGGTGCGGCCGCACAAGCTGAATCCGCGGCACGTCAGTGCACGACGCCGTTGCTCAGCGCATTGGGGCGGTCGACGTACTCGATTTCGATGACGGTGCGGCCGTCGGACTGAATCTTCTCGGTGGCCTTGTAGCCGGCGCGGTCGAGGATGTCGCGAGCCGCGGCCAACGCGAGCGCCGGGTTCTGGTCGTCGGCGATGGTGCGAGCAATGCGATTGAGCGATGGGTCGACCAGGTCGCGGATGCGGTCCTCGGCTTTCGCCTTGACCTGCGGCGCCCGGCCACCATGCACGACACACACTCGAGCGCCGTGGCGAGCATACGCGCTGCACGGCTCGCCATTGGTACGGTGCGCGGCACACAGGCTCATGGGTTGTGACGGTGATAGGTCAAGATGCCGCGACGGGCGCTGATTCGAGCTCGTCGGCTCGTGTTTCGGCGAGCAGCATGAGTGACTTCCAATCGTCGAGCAGGTGCACGCTCCAGTGATGCTCGAGCAGGTTGTCGGAGGCTTCGAGCTCGACGGCCGCGGCGTGCATGAGCACGAGCAGTTCAGGCAGGAATGTCATGCGCGTCGCTCTCCGTCGGGGTGGTCTCGCGCAGTCGTTTCAGGGTCTCCTGCTGGCGCCGGGCGCAGCGCGTTGAGCAGTACAGCTGCTTGATGCGGTTGCTAGGCACGTACCACTCGGACTCGATCTTTCGCCCGCAGGTCACGCAGAAGAACGGCGAGTCAGTCATGGCGTGCAGTGCTCGCAACGGTGGTGCGGATCGCGACAGGCTGGGCAGCGAATCGCACGGCCGAAG